TATTCTTTGTTCATTCCTATGGAATGGAATTACGAGGGATACATTGATTCTTATGGCCACCCTGTCTTCGAAACACCATCAAAAGAAGTGTATGGACCTCATGGAGCGCCAATCAAAATCGGGGTTATTGAGTACTGGAATAATGAAGTAGAGGGTCTTAAAGATGATCAAGACGGATTAAATGAATTTTATAGACAGTTTCCTCGTACAACTAAACACGCGTTTAGAGATGAATCTAAAATGTCTTTATTTAATTTAACAAAGATATACCAACAAATAGATTTTAACGAAGATGTACAAACTTTAAGCAAGTAACTAAAGGTAGTTTTCAATGGGAAAACGGACAAAAGGATAGTAAAGTAATTTTTATGCCAAACAAAGATGGTAGATTTTTAATTACTTGGGTTCCACCCGTACACCTTCAAAACAAAAGATTTATTAGACATGGTGTTAATTATCCTGGTAATGAACACTGTGGTGCCTTTGGTTGTGATCCATATGATATATCAGGTACAGTAGATAAAAGAGGTTCTAATGGTTCTTTACATGGTCTAACTAAGTTTAGCATGGAAGAAGTACCACCAAATCATTTTTTCTTAGAGTATATCGCTCGCCCGCAAACGGCTGAGATATTTTTTGAAGATGTACTTATGGCTTGCGTATTTTACGGTATGCCAATATTAGCAGAAAATAATAAACCTAGATTACTTTACTATTTTAAACGTAGAGGTTACAGAGGTTTTGCTATGAACAGACCTGATAAAAAAAGAAACAAATTATCTATAACAGAAAAAGAAATAGGTGGAATACCTAACTCTAGTGAAGATATAAAACAAGCTCACGCTTCTGCTATAGAAACATATATAGAAAACTTTGTTGGAAAAAGAGAAACAGGCTATGGTGACACTTATTTTCAAAGAACATTAGAAGACTGGGCTCAATTTAATATAAACAATAGAACATCGCATGATGCTTCTATTAGTTCAGGTCTAGCTTTAATGGCTTGCAACAAACATAGGTATTCACCAGTCAATAAAATTGAATTAAAATCAATAGATTTAGGTATTAAAAAATACAACAATCAAGGAACTACATCAAAAATTATAAGTTAAATGAATATATATACTAACACAAACAGTGCTTTCCCTAGTCAAGTAGTAAGTGATGCTGAAAAAGCAAGTTTGGAATACGGAAGTCAAGTTGCTATGGCGATAGAATATGAGTGGTTTGGTCAAGGCAGAACTTCTGGTAACAGATATTTAACTAATTGGAATCAATTTCACCAATTAAGATTGTACGCTCGTGGTGAACAAAGTATACAAAAATACAAAGATGAATTATCTATTAATGGTGATTTGTCTTATCTTAATTTAGACTGGAAGCCAGTTCCTATATTATCTAAGTTTGTTGATATAGTTGTAAATGGTATATCAAATAAAAGTTACGATATAAAAGCTTATGCTCAAGACCCTGAATCTATAAAGAAAAGAACAGAGTACGCTTCAAGATTACAAGAAGATATGGTAGCTAAAGAATATTTAGATTCTTTAAACTCAACGTTAGGTATTGATTTATATCAAAGCCCTAACAAAGATATAATACCAGAAACAGCAGAAGAGTTAGAATTACATATGCAACTTAGTTATAAGCAGTCAATTGAAATAGCAGAAGAAGAAGCTATATCTACTGTTTTAGCTCAAAACAAATATGATTTAGTTAAACGTAGAATAAACATGGACTTAACTGTTTGTGGTATTGGTGCTGCTAAAACTAATTTTAATACAGCTGAAGGAATTACAGTTGACTACGTAGACCCTGCTTATATGGTATATTCATACTCTGAAGATCCTAACTTTGAAGACATATATTATGTTGGTGAACTAAAAGCTATAACAATACCTGAACTTAAAAAAGAGTTTCCAGATATTACTGAAGAAGAATTAAAAAGAATACAAGCAATGCCAGGTAACAGATCTTACGTTACTGGTTGGGGTGATTATGATGAAAACACTGTTCAAGTTTTATACTTTGATTATAAAACATATCACAACCAAGTATTTAAAATTAAACAAACAGAACAAGGGTTAATGAAAGCTTTAGAAAAGCCAGACACATTTAATCCACCAGAAAATGAAAACTTTGAAAGAGTATCAAGATCTATAGAAGTTTTATATAGCGGTGCTAAAGTTTTAGGCACTGATACTATGTTAAAGTGGGAACTTGCAGAAAACATGTCAAGACCTACGGCAGATACTACAAAGGTTAAAATGAATTATGCTATATGTGCGCCTAGAATATACAAAGGCAGAATAGAATCATTAGTTAGTAAATGTATAGGTTTTGCTGATATGATTCAATTAACACATTTAAAGCTACAACAAGTTATGTCTAGAATAGTACCAGACGGTGTTTATTTAGATATGGATGGTTTAGCAGAGGTTGATTTAGGTAATGGTACAAATTATAATCCAGCAGAAGCACTTAACATGTACTTCCAAACTGGTAGTATTGTTGGTAGATCACTTACACAAGATGGTGATATGAATGCTGGTAAAGTTCCAATACAAGAACTTAGTAGTTCTAGCGGTCAACAAAAAATACAAAGTCTTATTAACACATATCAGTATTATTTACAAATGATACGTGATGTAACCGGACTTAACGAAGCTCGCGATGGTAGTACACCAGACAAACAAACGTTAGTAGGATTACAAAAAATAGCTGCTAACGCATCTAACGTTGCTACAAGACATATTAAACAGTCTAGTTTATATATAAGTCTTATAATAGCAGAAAACATAGCTTTAAAAATAGCTGATGCTTTAGAGTTTCCATTAACTGCTGCTTCGTTGCAAAACTCTATATCTAACTATAACGTAAATACTTTAATAGAAGTATCTAATTTAAACCTACATGACTTTGGTATATTCTTAGAATTAGAACCAGATGAAGAAGAGCAACAACAACTAGAGCAAAATATACAAATTGCTTTACAAAAAGGAGGTATTGATTTAGAAGATGCTATAGACTTAAGACAAATAAAAAATCTTAAATTAGCTAATCAAATGCTTAAGATTAAACGTAAAGCTAAAGCTAAACAAGATCAATTAGCACAACAAGCTAATATTAAAGCCCAAGCAGATGCTCAAGCTCAAGCTGCAGAAAAAACAGCAATGGCTGAGGTACAAAAGCAAGAAGCTATATCTGGAGCTACAGTAAAATTAGAGCAAGCTAAAAATCAAATGGAAATACAACGCATGAATACTGCTCACCAATTAGATCAGCAAAAAATGCAAATGCAACATAAGTTTGATTTAGAATTAAAAAAGCTAGAAGCTCAAGCTCAAAAACAAAAAGAACAAGAAATTGAAGATCGTAAAGATAAGCGTATTAAAATGGAAGGCACGCAACAAAGTGAATTAATAGCACAAAGACAAAATGATGATCCACCTATAAACTTTGAAGAAAAAGGCGGTATGGACATGCAAGCTTTTGCTTAATTATTTAATTATTTAATTATATTATATTATGTCAGAAACAAAAACAAATGAACCTGTTAAACAGGAAGGTGACTTTAAAATAAAGTCTAAAAAGAAAACACCTAAAAAATTAACAAAACAAAGTGATGAGCCAATTAAAGTTAACATAAAAGAACCTTTGATTGAAACAACACCTGAAGTAACTAAAGTAACAATACCTAAAGAAGATGCCATTCAAATCGGAGAAACAAAGGAAGTACCTGTGGAAAAACCATCCGGAGATAGCACAGAGGTGGGAGAACCTGTACAAGAGTCCAACGAGACTGCTGAAGGGTTTTCTCCGATCAAAGAAGTAACTGAAGCTGAAGTTAAAGAAGTTGAAAAAGAAGTAACAAAAGCTATACAAGACGAAAGAATATTAGGCAAAAAGTTACCTGAAAATATAGAAAAATTAGTTTCGTTTATGGAAGAAACTGGTGGAACTATAGAAGATTATACAAGATTAAATGCTGATTATAGTAGCGTTGATGAAAATACTTTATTAAAAGAATACTATAAAAAAGCTAAACCTCATTTAAACGAGGAAGAAATAGGATTTATCATGGAAGATAATTTTTCATTTGATGAAGACTTGGACGAGGAGCGTGACGTCCGTAAAAAGAAACTCGCTAAAAAAGAAGAGATTGCAAAAGCAAAAAACTTTTTAGAGGAAACGAAAAAGAAATATTACGACGAAATCAAGTTGAGACCCGGCGTAACTCAGGACCAACAAAAAGCTATGGACTTTTTCAATCGCTATAACAAGCAGCAAGAAACAGCTGAGCAACAACACGCTAAATTTAAAGAAAGTACTAAAGAACTTTTCAACAACGATTTCGAAGGTTTCGATATTAAGGTTGGTGAAACAAATTATAAGTACAACATTCAAAATAAAGATGCTGCTGACAATGTAGACAGGATCGCAGCTCATTTTTATGAGCAAGGAAAAGCTGATGCTATTAAAGACGTTGTTACTAAGTCTAAAAACCCTGTAGATTCTCAAGCTAGAAAATCTCAAGGTGAAGTATTTATTAACGGTATGAAAGTGAAAGCTATTAGTGGTGCTGACTCTACAAAACTAAAAATAAAAACAAGAAAATTTAACTAAAAAAAACTAACAAAAATGGCTTTAAATCCACAATTTGGAGGGTTAATCCCTTCAGGAACACAGGAGGTATTGAATAGCAATTATTTACAGTTTAACGCTAACACAGCTGGAAACACAAATACTGGAAACAGAACGTTATCTGGATTCTTAAGAATGGTTGGCGCTGAAATGCCAATGACATCTGATCAAGTAATTTGGTCTGAACAAAATAGATTACATATCTCTTACTCTGGAGTAGCAATTGCTAACCAAGGTGGAGCTACGTTAAGTGCTATTACTATTGCAGCTCCAGCTGTAAATACAATATCAATAAATGATACTATCGTTGTTTTAAACCCTGTTACAGGTGGTGAATCAAAAGGTATTGTTGTTGATTCTGGTGCTTATGGTGGTTCTGCTCTTGCTGCTGGCGTTATACATTTTCAACCATTTGATAATGTAAGATTTCCAGCTGCTATTGCAGCCGTAGGATGTAAGATATTTGTATATGGTTCTGATTACCAAAAAGGTCAAAGTATGGCTGGAGCTTTTGGTGCTGCTGGCGCTGTACCTGCTGCTAATGCTCCTAGAATATCTGTAGATCCAGTATTAACTCAATTTTCTAACTCACCAATTATCCTAAGAAACCAATACGTAGTTAATGGTTCTGACATGGCACAAATGGAACTTCTGGGTACTTATGGTACTTAAAAGCTGAGTCTGAAACTAGACTACGTTTCGAAGATTACTTAGAAATGAGTATGGTTGAAGCAGAATTTAACCAAGTAGGTAACCAAGCTGCTATTAATCTTAGCCCAGGTTCAGAAGGTTTATTTGCTGCTATCCAGTCTAGAGGAAATGTACAAACAGGATTTACTGCCGCTGCAGGTCTTGATGAATTTGATGCAATTCTTAAAAACTTAGATACTCAAGGAGCAATTGAAGAAAACATGCTTTTCTTACAAAGACAAACTTCTTTAGATTTTGATGATATGCTAGCAAGCATCTCTGGTGGATTCGCTGGAGGAACTGCTTTTGGTTTATTTGAAAATTCAGAAGAAATGGCTTTAAACCTTGGATTCTCAGGATTCAGAAGAGGTTCTTACGACTTTTACAAAACTGATTGGAAATACTTGAAGGTGTATTAGTACCAGCTGGAACTTCAACAGTATACGATCAAATTTTAGGAACTAACATCAGAAGACCTTTCTTACACGTAAGATACAGAGCGTCTCAATCTGATGATAGAAGAATGAAATCATGGTTGACTGGTTCTGCAGGTGGAGCAATGACTTCAACTCTTGATGCTATGGAAGTAAACTTCCTATCAGAAAGATGTTTAGTAACTCAAGCTGCTAACAACTTTGTATTATTCAGAGGAATCTAATTGATTCAACAAATGTAATTCTTACCCTCGTTATATCAACGGGGGTAATTATTACTTTTATAAACTATTTAATTATATTATATTATGGCTAAAAGCTCAAGCAGAAACTGTTGAGGTTGCACCTCAAGAGGTAGCGGTAAAAACTGCACCAACAAAACCAGCTAAACCAAGTTGGGAAATAAAAGATAGAGTATATTTTCTTAAAGGTAATAAAACACCTTTAACATATACTATACCAGGTAAACATACTAGAAAGCATGCGTTGCTTTATTTTGATGAAAAAACTGGAAAACAAAGAGAATTAAAATATGCTACAAATCAAGACTCACCACTTGTAGACGAGCAAAAAGGTGAATGTACTATGGGTCACATACGTTTTGACAA